AAACCGCGTAACGCTGGGCCGCGTCGGGAAATTCTTTAATCGCTTTACTATCAGCCATACAGCGGCCAATAAATTCGTGGCGGTCCTCTTTGGGTTGTCGGGTTGGGAGTGGCATTTACTTTCGTTTTTTTTGTTTTGTGTTTCTTATGGCAAATATCTCGAGAATTTCAGCCCGAAAACGTCGCCAAATTTCAACTATGGAATAAAATCGCCCTGGCTTTTGTTTCATTCTGAATGCTTTTAATGGTTTCGGGGTTGTTATCATAGTGAATGTTTATCCTCAGGCGTTTAATGGCTTCGGGTTTATCCCGAGTGAAGATAACCCGCGACGATCGTATCCCCAAAACGTCGGCGAGTTCCCGCACTTTTGCCCCCTGGCTTTCGTTTCGGCTTGTGATAATGTAAACTGTCGCGCCCTCAGCTAAAAAGCGTTTAGCCATTAGGCGGCCGCGGTCGTTGGTTAACACCCCGTCGAAATCGAAACTAATTTTTAGGCCTTGGAATTTTATCATTCTGAAATAATAACGGAATTAGCGAGCATTTTTGCCCGAAAACGTCCCTACTCGCCTAATTCGCCCTCGCGGATTTCGGTTTTAAGCCAGCTAATCAGGTCCGAGCCTCGGCACGAAACGCAACTAATCCGCTTACCCGTCATTTTAAAAACCCATTCCCCGAGTTCCTTAACTGTTTGGCCTGTTATTGCCCCCTGATTCGGTAGCCCCGAAATGAAGGTCCGTAGTAATTCCGTTTCCTTATCCGTTAGGCGATAGCGCCCCCATTTGTTGAGCGGGCAACGGTATAACGAATATTTGGTTTTTCGTGGCATATAACAGCCGCAAAGCCGCGTTTTACGGCGATAATGGGTAACCTTGTTATTTTCCTCAGCCTCGGCCAAATCCTCGGGGCTGAGCTTGTTTCCTATTATCAGGGTTCCGCAACTGTGAGTTAAGGGGCGGAAGTGTTTACAGGCCGTGCACGTCGCGAGACGTTGGGCCCGAATTGATGGGGGTACGGTGAACATTTTTCCTAATTCGTGTTAATGCGTTTTCAACTAATTTGTAAAGGGTTTTAACGGGGATTCCTGTTTTAGCACTGGCGTCCTTATAACTAAAATCAGGCATCGCGTAGAGCCTCAAAATGACGGCGTCCGTTTGGGGCATGAGTGAAATGTAAGCGTCCAAATATTCATTATTGAGCCGCGATCCAAGCCACGGGGCTAACGGTTCCTCGAGGTGCTTAACGCTATTTTCGTCCCAATTCCTGAGGAACTTACTAAATTTTACATGGTAACGGCTCGAGCGGTCGATAGCCATCAGGAATAAAGCGCGGTTAACGTAAAATTCCAAAGTACCCTCCGCCGCCAGGCGTTCGGCCTTTTCGCGTTGGTTTTCGAGAATCTTTAAAAGGGTTTCCGAGAGGAGATCGTCGCCGCGTGTGGGGTCGCTCATTAGCCCCCGTGCATACCTGAGCCATTTGGGATAAAGTCGAGCCGTTTCAGTTTCCAAATTTTTCACCCCGTTTTGAATGTAGCAAAATTGCTATATATTTGCCGCCGTAAATGTAAACCAAATTTTTAATAGTATGGAATTTAACGAAATATCAGGGCTTTTTTTAACCCATCTCGCCACCGCCGTCCTCGGCTTTGCTTTCGGCCATTATCGCGGCTGGCTTTCTGAGTTTAAACATAACGAGAGAAAGGAGGCCGAAAATGAGTAACCCGACCGCACTCGAGAAATTATTCGCCGAACTCACTGAATACAATGAGGGCGAAAATTTTGTTATTCCGAATTCAATTTTTAACGACCGATTTAAACGGGCCAAATTACGCGAAGCCCAGCAACGCGCCGACTCGTTCCATTTTGGATTTAACGCCGCAATAAATACACTCCAACAAACGAGCGAACGCCTTTCGGACCCGCTTTTGCAAATGTTAACCCAACAAATTCAAGGAGGTGAGCAATGAACCTCGAGCAATTAAAAACCCGAATCCTCAGCGGCCAACAGCAATATTGGAACCGCGAGCAACTTTTAGAGCTGTTAAATAAGCTCGAAAGCAAGCCCCCGAAAACAAATAACGTTTTAACCCTTTTTTCGAATGAATAACGAACCCCAAACCCCAATTAACGAGTGGGTTGATAAGACCCGAAAAAAACTAAATTCGAACCCCTTGAGCCTTTCAGCTATGGCTTACCGTGAATTCATAAACGAGAGCCCTGAAATGATCGTTAAGGAAGCCCAACTAATTCGGGAGGCTTATCTCGATGGGTATCGCCAGGCGTTCGAAGATTTAAAAAAGCATTATGAGGAGAAAGGAAATGACGCGGTTATCGAGTGAGGACCTCAAGGCCTTGAGAATCCGAACCCTCGCCGCCTTTCCCGCGCCCGAAAATGAGGCTTCAAAACTGCGGCTAATTTTAAAACGAATCGAAAACGAACTCGACGTTAGAAACCCCCTCCGCCATGAACTCCGATAAACTTAATAACCTAATTTCCGAAACGTTTGGAACCCGAAACGAATTCGCGGCTAAAATGAAGGTTTCTCGTTGGACGGCTTACCGTTGGTTAGACAACCCCGAAAGAATGGATTTAAAGGCCCTTAAAAGGCTCGCAAAGCTCACGGGCAAACCCTTAACCGAACTCGTTTAATGGTTACTTTTTTACCTAAGCAAATCGAATGCTTAAACGCCCTCGGGTTGGACTCACCCGCCGAGGTCGTTTTATTCGGGGGAGCCGCTGGCGGGGCGAAGTCGTTCACGGGTTGCGCTTGGCAAATCCAACGCCGTTTAAAGTACCCGAAAACGAGGGGGCTTATTGGGCGCTCGAAACTCGATACCCTGAAAAAAACGACCCTAAAAACGTTTTTCGAGGTTGCCCAGCTATTCGGGCTCCGAGCGAATGAACACTATCAGTTTAACGCACAGTCCAACGTTATCGTTTTTTACAATGGCTCCGAAATCATTTTAAAGGATTTATTCGCTTACCCATCGGACCCCTCGTTTGATTCCCTCGGGTCGCTCGAAATTACCGACGCGTTTATTGACGAATGTAGCCAGGTAAGTAAAAAGGCCGTCGATATTGTTCGAAGCCGTATCCGTTACAAATTACGGGAGTTTAATTTAAGCCCGAAAACGTTGTTAACGTGTAACCCGTCGAAAGGTTGGTTATATAATGAAATTTACGCCCCGTGGCGGGCTCAGAATTTACCGCCATTCATTCAATTCATACCCTCGCGGGTGAGTGATAATCCCCACCTCCCCGCCACTTACGCCGAAACGCTGGCGCGGCTTCCTGAAATCGATCGTAAAAGGTTATTGGAGGGCGATTGGGATTACGACGAAACCGCCGACGCCCTTTTCCTTACCGACGATATCCTGAGGGCTTTTAGGCCGCCCGAAAACGAAGGGGAGTTATTTATTACCGCCGACGTCGCCCGACTTGGAAAGGATAGGACCGTAATCGCCCTTTGGAGAGGGTTATCCCTCATTCATATAACCGAGCTCAGAAAAAAGAAAATCGACGAAACCGCCGCCGTTATTCGTTCGCTTGCTGATCATAACCGCGTGAAATTATCGAACGTCTTGGCGGATGCCGACGGGCTGGGCGCGGGGCTTGTTGACGTCCTGAAGTGCCGTGAATTTCGTAACGGCTCCAAAGCCACAAAGCCCGAACGGTTCGTTAACCTCAAGGCTGAATGCTTTTTTAAACTTGCCGAATATATCGAGCTGAACCGCGTAACCTTTCCCCAGGTCAACCGCGACGTTATCGTTAAGGAGCTCGATTTAATCCGCCGAAAGAACCCCGACGGGGACGGTAAACTCGCAGTAACAGGAAAAGAGGAAATCCAACGAACCCACGGCATGAGCCCCGATTACGCCGACGCTATCGCGATGCGAATGTTTTTCGAGCTTTTCCCTAATTATGGGCGGTATTCATACGCGTAAAAAATAGCTAACTTATTGAGCCTCAATAACACATTTGTTAAAATTTGTTAAAAATTAGGATGTAGCAAATTTGCTACTATATATTTGTCAAACAATTAAAAAACGAACCCCATGAACACAGTAACAACTCAAACAGAATGGAAGCGCCGAATGGATTTAGTTAACGATCCTAATTTCGTAAAACTTTGCGTTAAGTATGCTAAAAAATTAGGAATCAGCGCCAGCGAATGGAATGCTAACCGCGGTTCGCTTGTTCTTTATTTCGCTAATGAAATGTGCGCTATTGAAAATAAAAGCCGATAAGACTAACCCAGGGGCGCGGCTGGTTAACGCGCATTAATTAAGCAATTTAAAACCCCTTATAACATGTATCAAATTATTATCACCCATCTTCAGGAACGAACCGCCCAGGTTATCCACTACCCGAAACTCGACAAAGCCCTCCACAGCTTTAAAGAGATTTGTAACTCGAAGGGTTACCAATGGGAATGGACGGGCGATCTCCCAACCGCTGGCGGAATAGGCCACGATTACCAAATTAAAATCGAAATTTCTTATTAATCCTTAAAACCCTTTTTATTATGAAAACAATGACAGTAGAATTAGAACGCCCCGCGACCCTTGAGGTCCTCGAGTTTGAGCTCCCTTACTTTTCAAAATTGCATAACTGTTATTATGCAGTATTGGACCCCCTCGAAGCTCTTCGCATCGTTTATTGGGGCTCAATCGACGCGCCGTTAATTGACGTCGTGCGCCACGCCTCAAGTGTTAAACAGGCTTTCGCATGGGAAGCCGAACCCGTTAGCCGTGAGGAGTTCTTTCGCGTATATAACGAGGCTCTAAATTCTGTAAAATCTAAATTCGAAAAGCTATGAGAAGCGCGGCCCGATTTATAAAATACGCCGCTTGGACGGTGGCGGTTTACGCCCTCCTCAGATATTGCGAGGAATTAAACCAATGTTTAGCCAACTTTTAAAACCCTTTTAAATGTACCCTTTGAACCCCGAAACGATGGCGCAAATTCAGAAATTTACCCAGCGCCTGAATAGCCAGCCCGACCCGCTGAGCATTGAACAAACCCCCGACCGCAAAGCCTCGACCGTGGTTATTTCTCATATCGAAATGACGCTCGACGAGCTTTTCTTCGGCCAATGGAAAACGGAAAATTTCAAATGGAGCCCCGTAGCTAATGAAATCCAAGGCTCTCTCGAGCTTGTGGTAATTCATCCCGTCACAGGCTACGAAATCCGCCGAACGGGAGCCGCCTCCATTGTTATTATGGTGGATCGCGTGCCCGAAAACGTCACGGGTACCGACCGTAACCAATGGGCGCTCAACCCAGCGAATAAGAAAGCCAACGCCCTCGACATGGCTTTCCCAAAGCTCAAAAGCGAATGTTTAAAGAACGCCGCTCAATCCTTGGGCCCGATATTCGGCCGCGACCTGAATCGTAAAAATAAGGACGTTTATAAACCTTTTAAAATAGCCAGCGCGGGCGAATTACCCGAGGCGTTAATCGCTCGGCTCGAGGTTGGTATCTTGAACGGCGATCCACAAGCGGCCGAGGCCATTAAGGCGCTCGACGCCCATCTCAGCCCTGAGCAAAAAACCAATTTAGAAACCCTTTTAAACAGTAAAGAAAATGGAAATTAATCCCTATTTGGCCGAGTATATGGCGGCCGTTAACCAACGCTCGGAGGCGTGGGATAAGTTACGCCTCGGACGTTTCACGGGCTCAGGAATCAGCGCGCTAATGACGGACCCGAAAACCAAGGCCGCAAAGGAATCGGGCGAGCTTTCCGAAACCGCCAAAAAATACATTTACGAGAAAGTAATGGAAGAGGTCACGGGCCAAAGCGTCAACGAGGCCACGTCCCGCGCCATCGACTGGGGGAACGAATGGGAAGAGCACGCGTTAAACGAACTTAAAAAAGCCATCCAATGCCCCGACGATCGTTTCGAATTTAAGCCCGCGTTTAAACTGTTTAACGATTACTTTGGATGCTCACCCGACGCCTTCGCCTGGCTTCCTGATTTCGAGCGCGTGGGGGTAGAAATTAAGTGCCCGTGGAATTCGGTTAATCATTATCTACATTCTCAGGTTCAAACGGCCGAGGACCTGAAAAAAGTTAACCCCGACTATTATTGGCAAGTTCTCGGAAATATGCTAACCTTTAATTTACCCGCGTGGATATTCGCCAGCTACGACCCGCGCCAACCTGAAAACCGCCGACTCCATTACGTCGTAATCGAGGCCGAAATCGACGCCCTGAATGAGCTTTGCGAGCGAATGGAAACCGCTCACCGCTATAAAGAATCTATTAAAAACGCTTGGCTCCATGCTTAATAACTACGTTACTAAATCGCTCTTTGTATTCCTCAAAGAAAACGAGGAGGCCCGCGATAATATGCTCGATTGCGTTAAGCATATCCACGACCTCGAAATGGCGGTCCTATCAATACCCCGCGAGGATTATTACGACGCCTTTTTTAATGGCCGTTTGAGTTCGGTTAAAACCATCGACCGAATTTGGCGCAAAATTCAGGAGGACGTCCCCGAGCTCAGGGGCTCAGAATGGGAAGCCCGCCAGGTTCAAAGCGGGCGGATTGAAATCGAGGACCTTAGTTACTTAAAAAACCAATTAAACCTTTTTTAATATGAGAAACGGCAATTTAATAAAACGAATTGAAAGCATTTACCGAATTCTTGAGCATTATGGCGGCGAAGCCAGCTCCGAAGATATTTCGAAGGCAATTAACGAACCCGTTGGAACGGTTAGCGCTTGCCTGAGTTATATGGTAAAAGGCGGCTATTTATACCGAAATAATCGCATTTATACGATTCGCCTTAAACATGACCCTCGAGAGGTTGCGTCCAAAATTCGCTCGTTAATTCGAGAAAATAAAGCGATCAAAAAAGAGCGCGAGTTAATGCGCCAACGTAGTTTATTCAGCCAACCGAAAAAAGAATCGGAGGGCGTACGCCCCGAAATGCCCCAAAATGCCCCTAGCATCGAGGCCGCTATTGAGATGTTGAAAAGTCGCGGCTATAAAATCCTCGCCCCGATTACTGAATTTAAAGAAATTTAGTATTATTGCCCTGCGAACCTTAATGAAAAAATTTAAAAATCCCCTCGTTTCCGTAATGCCATAAGCCGCTCGGCTAAGGGTTCGCCATTGCGTGAAATGGGGGGTATTTTTTAAAATGAGAACTTACTTCGTATTTTACCGCTCCTTTTATGAAGCGATCGCCGAACTTCCTGAGGCTAATCAGTTAGAACTTTACCGCGCCATTTTCGAGCTTAGTTTGAACGAAAATGAACCCGAATTAACGGGCATATCTAAAACAGTTTTTACTCTTATTCGACCGCAAATTATCGCTAATAATCAGCGTTTTAAAAACGGTACAAAAGCAAAAGCGAAGCGAAACGGAAGCGAAATCGAAGCGAAAAAAAAGCAAATCGAAAGCGAAACCGAAGCTAATAAGAATAAGAATAAGAATAAGAATGAAAATAAGAATGAGAATAAAAAGGAAAATAAGAATTTTACCCCGCCAACCCTTGAGGAGGTCAAAGCGTGGTTTATCGAAAACGGTTCCACCGCTGAGGCTGGCGCCAAGGCTTGGCAGTATTACACCGATGGCGAATGGATAGATTCCAAAGGAACCCCCGTCAAAAATTGGCGCCAAAAAATGAGGGGCGGCCGTTGGCTTGAGGATAAACCAAAAGCAACCAAACCCGAAGAGGTTTACCGCCAGCTCGATCGCGAGTTAGTTCCTGGCTCCGATATTCTTTACAAGTACAATCCACACGGATAACCCGAAAACTACCCATGTTAACACCCCCAAACGATACCGAACTCGAAAAAATAGCCCTAGGAGCCATTTTACTCGATTTTAACGCACTTAAACGCGTCGAGGGTATCCTAACCTCAGAAAAGTTTTTTGACCCGCGTAACGGGCTTATTTTCGATTCCATCCTAAAACTGAAAAGTGAGAATTTACCAATCGATATTTTAACCGTTACCCAAACGCTCAGAAAATCGAAACAATTGAGCGCGGCGGGCGGACCCCTTTACCTATCGGAACTAACCACGCGCGTAAGTTCAACCGCCAACCTCGAAACGTGGGCGCTCCAAATGGTGGAAATGTACCTAAAAAGGGAGCTCGCCAAAATGGCGGCGCGGTTAGCTGAGGAGGCGTTATCGCCTGAGCACGATCCATTCGACCTTTATAACAGTTACTCGTTACAATTAACCGACCTCATTAAATCCAACCTCAAAGGCGAAACCTCGCACATTTCGCAAATTACCCCCGAAACCACCCAAAGCATCGAGGAGCGCGAGCGCCACGGCCTGAGCGGCATACCGACGGGAATTAGTAGCGTCGACCATATCCTCGGAGGCCACCAAAAAGGGGACCTCGTTTACATAGCCGCCCGCCCAGGAATGGGGAAAACCGCCCTCGCGTTAAGTGTTGCGCTAAACATGGCGCAAAGCGGGTATCCCGTGGCGTTCTTTTCACTCGAAATGTCACGGGCTCAATTGGTTTTTAGGCTGGCGTCAATCCTTTCGGGAATAAACGCCGAGAAGCTCGCGAAGTATACCCTAACCCCTGAGGATAAAAAAACCTATTACCAAACCGTCGACCGTTTAAACGCCCTTCCGATATACATCGACGACCGCCCAGGGCTATCCATACTCGATTTAAAAACCCGCGTTAGAACTTTGGCCGAGCGTTCCAACGTAAAGGCGGCCTTTATTGATTACGTCCAACTCCTGAGCGCGGGAAATAAAAAGAATTTCGGGAGCCGTGAACAGGAAATAAGCACAATATCGAGAGGCCTCAAGTTGATCGCAAAAGAAAACGCCATCCCCGTAATAGCATTAAGCCAATTAAGCCGAGCCGTAGAAGCCCGCCAGGATAAACGCCCGCTCCTTTCGGATTTAAGGGACTCGGGGAGCCTCGAACAGGATGCCGACGTTGTGGCCTTTCTTTACCGCGCTGGCTATTACGATACCAACTCACCAACTAACGGGGCCGAGTTTATAATCGCAAAGCATCGAAACGGGCGAACGGGAATGCTGAGCGTCAATTTCACCCCCGAAACGATGCACTACACCGACATTCAAAACAAACTAATAATTAACGAATCATGGGAACTTTAACGCACGGCTCCTTATTTTCAGGAATCGGAGGTTTCGACCTCGCCGCCGAGTGGATGGGTTGGGAAAATAAATTCCATTGTGAGTGGAACGAATTTGGACAGCGCGTTTTAAATTACTATTGGCCAAACGCCGAACTTTTTAAAGATATTACAAAATCAGATTTTAAAAAATATTATGGAACAATTGACGTTATTTCGGGAGGTTTCCCATGTCAACCCTACTCAGCCGCTGGGAAACGACTCGGCAAAGAGGACGAACGCCATTTATGGCCCGAAATGCTTAGAGTCATTGGAGAGGTTGCCCCGCGTTACGTCGTGGGCGAGAACGTTCGCGGGCTTACTAGTTGGAACGGGGGAATGGTATTCGATGAGGTGTGTTCTGACTTGGAAAATATTGGGTATTCGGTCGCGCCCTATATTATACCTTCGAGCGCGGTTAATGCGCCACACCAACGGGAGCGCGTTTGGTTTATTGCCCACCGTAACCTCGGGAGCCGACAGGAACATGAATTATGCTCAAGGAGGGACCTGTTTAAAAGTTGGAATGATGCAAATGGGGATGCTTCCGACGCCAACCGCAATGGACTCAACCAACGCGACGGCGAACATGAAAAGCACCCAAGTAAAACAAGGATCCATGCACAGTGTAACATTGAGCAGAGCAATGTCAATGGGAATGCTACCAACACCAGTAGCGGGGGAATACAGAGATACAGGGGAAGGGGTAAAAACGGGGAATTTCAAACAAATGAATTTAACGAGAACCATAGCAAAAGACAACCCCGAATGGACTGGGAAAACTTCCCAACTCAATCCCCGATTTGTGGCGGAAATGATGGGCTTCCCACCGAACTGGACGGAATTACCTTTTCAAAATGGCGTAACGAATCAATTAAAGCGTACGGAAACGCCGTAGTCCCGCAGGTAGTTTACGAAATATTTAAAGCGATTCAAGCATATGAAAATTTATAAAAACAAAACGGGAACGTATGACGTACTAACGCCCGCGGGGCTATTGTTTCACGTGAACTCGTACCAATGTAAACTTGTGGGCCACGTAACGGAACGCTGGCGCCATAATGAGAAACAACTAACCCGAATCCCTCGGGAGGTTGCTAAATTCCGCGCTAAATTTGAATTATGAAACGTTGCAAAATATGTAAGCAACCGTTTACGCCGACTTATTCGACGTTACAGGCAACATGCACTAAACCCCAATGTTTAATTGAATGGGGGCGCGTTTCTGAGCGAAAAAAAGCGAAACGGGAAATTAAGCGAATGAGGGAAAACATTAAAAGCGTTTCCCAATATCGCCGCGAGCTTCAAAAGGTTTTTAACGAGTTTATCAGGCTCAGGGATAAAAACGAGCCGTGTATATCTTGCGGCCGAACCCTCCCCGCTAAATATGACGCTGGGCACTTTTACAGCGTTGGCAGTTATCCAAATTTAAGGTTTAACGAGGATAACGTCCACGCCCAATGCATCGAATGTAATCAGCACCGCCACGGGAACCTCCTCGAATATGCGCCCAGGTTAACCGAACGAATCGGGTTCGAACGGGCTTCGAAATTAATGGTAATTCGAAACGAGCCTTTAAAGCTGAGCCTCGAGGAAATTAAGGAAAAAACCGAGCATTATAAAAAGTTAGTCAAGGAATGGAAAACGAGGAACGAATAAAGGAATTAAAAAACGAGCTGTTTATCCTCATGGCGCGGCGATCACTCCGCCCCTGTGTAACCGAAAACGCCCGCCAATGGTCAATAATGGCGGAGCTTTATAAACTAACAGGAAACGAATCTTATAAATTAAAATAGTTAACCCTTAAAATTTAAATAAATGAGTAATTTCACACCAAAGGAGGGGCAAGGTAGCCTTTTCAAAAATGAAAAAAAGCAAAACGAGAAAAGCCCCGATTACGGCGGCTCCGTTATCGTTAACGGCCGCGAAATGCGCCTTAGCGCGTGGATTAAGGACGGCAAAAATGGAAAGTTTTTAAGCCTCCAAATCAGCGAAAAGAAACAAACCGAAACGCCAGCCAATGGAAGCCAATCCAACGACCTCCCTTTCTGAGTTGATCGATCAACTAACGGCGATAATCGCTAACTACGATTCCCGAAATTCTCAACTTTCGGACGGTTTACGCGGTTACATTCAAGGCCTCAAGGAAGCCCGCCACCTGGCGCAAAATTTACACGACCGCGAATTATGAAAAAGGCAATTTTAGCCGAAACGTTTAAACTAATGGCGGAAATTAACGCCTTGAGGGCTGAGCGAATCGAGCTCCTTAAAATCTCGGTTGATTATAAAACGCGCGTTTATCAAAAGGCCTACAAACGGCTCAAAGCGATAAACAAACGTTTATATGAACTAACGGGAAAAGAGTGTTATAAACCCCGCTAAATCTCAAAATGGGGGCGGTCGGGGAATCTTTTCCAATCGCCCCCCCATTTTATCAGGCCGTTAAAATTGGCCTTTATAATCTCGGCAAATTTCGCGAATAATTCGGGGTCCCAATCGAGAGTCCCTTCTGAATCTTTAAACGCAATATCGAAAGCCTGAGCGGGTTTAACGTTGTGTTTTCCCCCTGAACGAATATTAGTTACTATTTTACCTGGCGCCGTCCGTCCCTTTGCGTAAAGTTGGGCTTGCTCTTCATTACTGCGAAAAGTACACGTTAAAAAGGGTTGGGGGTCGGTTGGGTATTTAGCCCGAAATTCATGAGCCGCCAGCGTGTAAGCCCTTTGGAGTCGGTAATCGCAATCGGTTAATTTTCGGCTTGCCATTTCCTGAGCGTTTCGTCCTTTAATCTTGAGCCCCGCGAGCTTCCCACGTAATAGGCAAAAATCGAGGTGCCAATCGAGAGCACACTTCCGAACGTCATATCGGCGAGCCGTTGATTTTCTGATGGAATTACGATAAAAATAAGCGATAAAACGACCCCAATTAAAAGGCTGAGCCCGATAATTACCACGGCGGCGAAAAGCCAATCTCTTTTACCTGTTGCATTCAGGAAAGCCGCCTCCCGCTCGCGGGCGCTTTTGCGATCGTCCACCTCAGCCCGATAAAATTCGAGTTCGGTATTTAAATCGAGCCGCGTCATTTCAAGTTCAAAGTTTAACCGCAACTTTTCGAACTCCAAAGCCAGCGCGTTATGCTCCTCGCTTTTATGCTTTTGGCCGTTAAGCCACGCGCCCACCGTCTCGAGGGCCTGAATTCCTGTAATATCGCCCGCAATTTCGAGAATATCGCCCGCGACGGGCTTTACCTTATCCCGAATAAATGAGCCGAATTTCGAGCCCTTAATTCTCTCGCCAATGGGCTTTTTATTTGGGTTCTTTTTGCTCACTTTTTAGGCATGAAAAACGAGAGAATTCCCGTGAAAATTCTTTTATAATTAGTCATAAAATAAATAAACAGTTTCTCACCCATGAGCGTCGCCATTGGGACCGCCCATTGAGCCTCCACCGTATGGCCGTTATTAATGCAGTATACAGACGTTAAATAACCCGAAAAAATGGATAAGCCGACCACGGCCACCCATTGAATAACCGAGAGAGTTCTATTCATGTAAATTTCGTAACTTATTTTTCCGAGAACGCCGATAATTACGCCGAAAATCCAACTCGAAACGTCGCTTAACAGTTCGGTTAAATAATTAAAAAGGCTCATTTTGTTTTTTTGGTTTTAGATAGTAACAGTTTTTCGTATTTCTTGAGGGCCTCAAGTTGCGCCCGCTTTTTATCGTTCAATTTTTTCATGGGATTTGGCTTATTCTCCTATCGCCATAGGTACGGCTCGAGGCTGTATTTCCCGAGGAAAAAATATAAACGTTAGAACCTTTCTGAATCTGAATCGGGGCGCGCTGGGGCCATGTATTGTTAGAATATTCAGGGAATAACGCGGCGTTCGCACAAAGATAATCGACCATTAACCCCGTATAATGCTCGGCGTTTTGCTGCCAACGGTTGAGTTGATCCTTAAAAACGGTATCGGGTACGGGCTGAGAATCCTCGGAGGTTCTTTGGACCATCGTAGCATTGTCAATTTTATACGTTAACGCTGGCGCCGCCTCGACCATCGCCCACCACAGCACCACGCGCCGCGCGTAATCGTCAACGAGCGTTAAATAATCTCCCGCCAGGGTATTATTTGCGACGTCGTTTTTTATCTTTTCATAAAGGTTGGTCCCTAAATATGGCGCGAGGTATTTATCCTGAGCCAAATAAAT